ATGTCAACTGGCCGTAACAAAGCAACTGTGAGTACACAGCGTCCTGATCGGTTGGGCGCACAAACGGTGTCGGCTTAAACCAGACATCGCTATGAGCAACCAACTGCAGGTACTTGGTGTTTAGGAATATTACCTGACCGGAAGCAGCAGCGTCATCGAAGGTTACGGGTGCACCCTTGAATAGCAGGTTCTGGAACCCGCCGTCAGCCATATCGGTATCCGTGTACCGAATCTGACCTTCCAATAGTGACTCGTACTTCTCGTACAAAGTCTGCGTAGTCATAACGATAGTCGGCTGGTCGTTACCAACCGAAATGGTGTTATACACGTTGGCCATGCTGGTCTGAGTGAGTGCACCGGCAAGATTGACTTCAGTGGACTTCCACCACGAGTTGCCTGCGCCAAGCGGATCAATTCCACCAAGGGTTACGCCCGTTCCACCGACAATGTTCGCCAGCCCGTTCCAATCCTTGCCTCCGTTACCGGAGCCATCAGCCCAAAACATGGTGTTCATGTTTTCAATAATGGATTCCTGCGTCTGGAAAATCTTGCCTTCCAGCAGATCAATGATCTCCGCCTCACCATTATTCTGGGCCTCTTCCAAACCGTTGATCGTTACGGTAGCCGCATACTGTCCCCAGTCGTACTCAGCCGCGCTAATACCCGTCTGAGCCGTAATGTCAATAGTATCCGTACCCGCGTACGAGCCAGCAGTTGAGTTTGTCCCATAAATGATTGGGACTACGATACTCTGACCACCCGAAATACGCCGAATCGTCTGACCATTCGTCAACGCATAGAACAAAGGCCTTGCGCTGAAGATGTTGTCAGTTAGTTTCGGGATGTAGTTCTTGAGGGTGGTAGACAGAATCTCGTCAAATGCTGCGTTACCAGCCATAATCTGTCACCTTCTCTCTAAGTTATGAAGAGAGTTCCTGTTTAGCGTTCTCGTAAGCCTCACGAATACTTGACACGGGCTTGTCAGAACTTTTACGGGAGGAACCAGCCTGCTTGGAACCTGACGGTTCCACCACGTTGGCTCCACGTTTGGCTTCCAGACGGCCCTGTTCTGCTTCCAACTTCTCCGCTTTCGTGGCTATATCGTTGTACCGCATGTGTGTTAACGCGGCTTCCAGATTGCCTATTTTGTTGCGTAGAGCGTGTTGAAAGAGTTCAGATTGGTCAAAGTCGCCGTACTTTCCCTTTAAAACAGTAACCTGCTTCTCTAATGCTTGCTTCTTGTGTATCCGGTCGTAACCCTGCACCCGGCCTTCAAGATCCTGCAACCGTTTGGAAGTCGCATCATCCGGTTCACCCCATGAAGACCCAATCGGGTCCTCGGACTGTTCCGGTGTCGCACTTATTCCAAACGCATCACCAAGAGCCTTGAGTGTTGACTCTGGATCTGATTCCAGAGACGACACAATAGCCTCAGCCTGTTCCAACCTTTTACGTTCGGATGCCAACTCCTGCGTCTTACGGGTGTAATCCGACTGACGTTGGTATCCATCCCGAAGTTCCTCCAGACTGACCTGCTGCTCTCCGCCATCCACCTTGACGGTGAATGACTCGCCTGCCGGTTCCTGCGAAACCTCAACTGAAGAATCTGGGTTGACCGGCTCGCCGGTTCCCGTCGCATCCTCTGCCATTATTCTATTTTCTCCTCGGAGTCCAAATGGTTGCTCCTATAAGACAGCCTTAAACTGTCCCACCTACTGGTTGCCTATTTAGGGTCCAGAACCCAACCCCATCTGATTTTGCAGTTGCTTCATCAGATCCGGCGGCACCGGAGGTGCGCCATTGCCCCCCATCGGCATACCCCCCGGGGCTACCCCCGGCATGCCCTGCGGTGCCCCCGGCATGCCCTGCGGTGCCCCCTGAGGCCCCCCAGCGCCTTCTGGGGCCATCGGCTGCTGCTGCATCATAAACTTGTCCGGGTCCTTCACCCCGAACGAGTTTTGCAACACGTAACGGACCAGTACACCCGGATCGACCACTGTTCCAACAAACGGTGCCAAAGCCTGCATCAACTCGACAGCCTGCCGTTTCCGTACAGTGTCGTTGATCGGCTGCGTGGAACCCGCTTCCACACTGAAATCGAACTCGCCGACAATATCGTCCCGCGTGTACGTGATAAACATGTCCTGAGGGCCAGCGATAGAAACCCGTGCCATCTGCTCACCGGTCATAAACTGTTGCATGACCTGTACGACACGGCGTGCCACATGTGCAATGGAAAGTTCAACGATAGCCAACTTTTCAGCCACCCGACTGTTGCCCGCATCGGCAATAATGCTGGCCTCCGTCGCTGTGCGACGAATCTCCGGCATCTGACCGCGTGCGTACTCTGACACACCAGACACCGTGTTGATGTCTTCCTCAATGATCGCTGAGAAGTTGTACACGTCAGCCGACAACGGTGTCTGCGGCATCGGAATGACAACCTCCGACAGCGGCTTGTTCTCATCCACCACCGGGACCAAACGGCCGTCCTCATCCGATTCCAAAGCCTCACGACCCTCAGGGCCGAATGACCGTTCGTGATACAAGTATTTGCGGGCGTAACGCTTCCGGGCGTTCACCAACTGGGAACGTGTCTTGTCCAACTCCAACTGCAACGACTCGATGCTTTCCAAATCACCCATCGGGTAAAAATAGTCTGGCACATCATAGTTGCGCATCATCACGAATGGTTGACCGTAAGCGTACGGCATGGGTGACGGATCTACAAGAAATTCGGCACCCGACTGGGGAACCACAGACATCGTGTTGTTCTCAATGTCATAAAACTCAAACACCACAGTGCGCTCGTCGTCAATCAGGAATCGTTCCTGTTCCTGACGGTCGGTTGTACCAAAGACCGGGTTCAGCAACGAATCGGCACTCAAATCCCTACGCGCACTCGCCTTGTACCGCTTATCTTTCTTCGCCTCATCCAAGGGTCGTACGATGCGTTGCGCAATCCACTTCGCATCCTCAATACAGGTCGCCTCCGGATCAACAAAAATGTCAAACGGGGAAACCCGGTCCACAAACGGCTGATCCTCCACCACTGTCATAGACGTGGTGGGAATGTCGGCTGCCACCTGCACATTGTCAGGCAACTCCCCGGCCATGAACGGATCCTCAGCAGCAACAGTGTCCATTTCGGTTACAGCCGTCTGAAACATTTCGTCCCGCTCAGCGTCACCCAACGTGCGTTCCTGCTCAACGAACTTCCAACCAACCTTCAACCAGCCGTGGCCGAAGATCAGAAAATCTTTTACAGACCGTTGGAACGGCTTACGAAAATCGTGATGCCGCCACAAATAGTTGATGACCGCCTCAACAAATGTTGCCCGATCCTGATTTTCCTCCTTGTTCGGAGAAACAATCACCTTCGGATAGTTGACCGACACCGACGGGGCAATCACGTTGATAGTGCTGAACGCCAAGTTGACCGCCACCAAATCTTGGGTGGCAGTCGTTCTGGGCCAATGCTTGCCCCGGTACAGGTCGTTCATGCGACGCCACAGGCTGTCGTAGCCCATTTCGTCACGCCACCGTGCGGCCCCCTCCAACTTGCGTTGAATTATCTCATACTTGTCAGCGCGAGTCAGACGAGCCATCAGAAATATGCCTTATCGGGTAGACGTTCAATGTTGCGACCTGCCGCCTTCGCTTCCTGTTCAACCTTCGCCCCGCGCTGCTTGCGGGTCAGATGCTGTTCATCTGGGGGTAACTGGGCGCGTATTGCGCGACCCGTGTCGAAACGGATCCCTACGAGTTTCTGACGCCACTCCCAGAGGTCTGTGAGTTCATCCGAACCCATAGGCCCCCGAAGAGATTCCGTATATGAAACGAAATCATCAAACGTCGCATCAGGTGGCAGAACCGCCACAGTTACGGGCGCTTGGTGTGCGGTGCAGCGTTATGACCCCTCAGGTCAGGCTGCGGCTTGGACGGCTCAACCTTGCCCGTGATGCCATGCTGGTTCAGAGGCGTCTCACGCACCGAAATCTCCCCGTAGCCACCCGTCTGGGAAGCATACTTGGGGTTGCTGAACCGCTGCTTGGGCGAGTTCGGAGCCGCAGGCTCCCAAATCGGGTTGGACACGACAGAACCGCCGC